AACGGATCTCATTGCATCTATCCAAAAGGGTAAAGCTAAAATGAAGACTTTTCGCGAATTAACAGAAGCCTCCGTTCACCCCATGGCAGTCCATGCCTATCCATCTGGCAAGAATCAGTTTACTGTTCATGCCGTTGGTTCAAAGGTAAAGCATGTTTCTGTTGGCGATAAAGTATCTTCATCCGATCTTGATGATTTGACAGATGCTGGTCACAGAGTCAAGGAAGTTAAGAAGCCTGTTAGCGAAGAAGTCGAACAGGTTGATGAAATTTCCAAGAAAGCAGTAAATGCTTATCTTGATCGTAGCGATGAAATTAGCGATGCCGATCGTCCAGGTGATAAAGCTAAGAAGCCAAATCGTGAGAGAGGCAATAAGCTTGCATATGACAAACTTACTGGAGATGCAAAGATTGGTGCAACTCTTGGTAAGGGCAAGACTCGTATAGGTCCAGGTGGTAAGGCTATCAAGAACGAAGAAGTTGATCTAGACGAGTCAGGTTTATCAACAAAGACTCTTGCAAACTATTCTTTAAAAGCATCTACAGCAACAACAGATAAATCTCTTCCTGCAAAGAAGACTAGCAATCGTTATGCAGGTGTTTACAAAGTAGACAAAATTCTCTCATTAAGAGACAAGAAAAAGGTTGACTGATAAGTCAACCTATACTACACTATAATTTGTTACTTTTTTTGAGATTTTCTTTAGCCGGTAGATATTGTAAATTCCACGGAACATGTAGACCACAAAAATTTTCTCCGTTAAGGGGATGTATGTGATCTACATGATAACCCTTAGGTTTATTTTTATAAATTTCTCTTAACTCTTTTTTAAAATGAATAGATATACCTTTGCTTTGTTTGTTTCTTCTGGCATTGTTTGAAGCAGCCTTTGATCCGTTTGCCAATTGTTTTTGCAAAGATTTTTTTCTAGATTCCTTTATAGCTTCTGAACCATTATAATAATGATTATATTTTTCTTTTTGAAGATGTGAATTATCCTTAGACCATTGAATATATTTTTCTTTATGTTTAGCATAATTCTTTTTCCAATAGTCTGGATCTGTTTGTTTTTTATTTAATCTCCATTGTTTTAAATACTCTAATTTCTCTAATCTTTTTTCATTATCCATGTTGCTTTATCCTATATAATAATATATACTATATATAATTTTGCCACATTCCAGTGAAAGGTTTTTTTATTATGGCTATAGAATTTGCGCATATCACACCCACTCCACATCTTGATCTAGTCAACGGGCGTAAGGTTCACCTTGCGCTCGCTCACCTTGTTGAGTCTGATGAGGATTATGTAAACTTCTACCTTCGACAGAAGGATGAGTTTGAATGTAAGATCATTCTAGATAACTCAGCATTTGAGATGTATAAGCAAGGCAAGCCAATGTATGACTCTGAGAAGCTAATGCAGATGGGTCAGAAGATTGGTGCTGATTGGATTGTTATGTCTGACTATCCTGGTGAGCCTGGTGAGAAGACTATTGAAGCAGCAAAGAAGCTAGCTCCTATCTTTCATGATGGTGGGTTTGGTACATTCTTTGTTCCACAATCAAAGATTGGTGATGTTGATGATGTTGTAAAGACGTTTCGTTGGGCAAGCCTTAACACACATCTTGTTGACTATGTTGGTGTTTCTATTCTCACTGCTCCTAATGCATATGGTGTAGAAAAAGGAAACAAGCTGCAACGTTTCATGTCTCGTATCAAACTAATGTATGAGATGAAAGAGAAGCTAACATTCCCATCACTCAAGGCTGCAGGCAAACGAGTACATTTCCTTGGTATGATGGATGGTCCTAACGAGATCATGTTTGCTGAGATTTTTGGAAAGTATATTGATACATGGGATAGCTCTGCTGCAGTATGGGCAGGATTGAATGGTATCAAGTTTGATAATAGTCCTACAGGATTAATCAATGGAAAGTTTGAAGAAGAAGTTGACTTTAACTTCAAGACAGAAGATACTTCTAAGATTGAATTGGCAAAGGACAATATGCATTACATTGATAGACTTTGCTATGCATACATTTACGGAAATGATTTTAAATGAAGAAGCAGCCAGCATCTATATCATACAACTATAAAGAAGATGTAAGTATTGAAAAGATTATTGAGTATGTCAATAGTACATACAGTCAGCATTATGTTAGTAATAACAAACAGATCCAAGTAATTGATGTTTGGGAATCTTTGGGCAGTCTCGAGACTACAGCTCGTGATACTGCAATAAAGTATCTTGCTCGCTATGGCAAAAAAGATGGACGTAACGAAAAGGATTTGCTCAAAGCAATTCACTATATTATTCTTATGATGTATGCTGCTAGTAAAGATAAGGCATATGATCCTAAAACATATAAGGACAATTGATTATGATGATACACATACAAGCTAGTGACACTCAATCGTCACTAACAAACGTTAAGCCAGAAGATGTTCAACCAAATGCTGTTGATCTTCGCCTTGATAAAGTCTTTGCTATACGACCTGTTTTGTTTACTATTGGTGAAGATGAGAACGGTAAAGAGACAAAAGCACATCGAGGCTCACTGGAGATGTATCCAGACAAAGATGGATATTTTTATCTGAATCCTGGTTCATATGAAGTAGTTATGGAGAACATAATCAATGTGGGAGCTGATGAAGCTGGATGGGTTATCACTAGATCTACTCTTAACCGTAACGGTCTTTTTATCACTAGTGGTTTATATGATTCCGGTTATCATGGTGTTATGGCTGGTGCGTTACACGTTATCGGCGCTGCAGCAAAGATCAAAAGGGGAACAAGAGTAGGACAGTTCCTCCTCTTTACATCACAATCAGTAAAGAAGTATGATGGTGATTATGGTATTGGTAAGGAACATGATAAAAAATATACTTAAGTATCTTTGGTGGTCAAATATTTCAATATCATTTTATCTTCATCCACGCACGTGGAAATTGAGTTTTAGATATCAAAGACCTGACGAATGGAATCCAAGACTACACGCAATATCTATTTGGTTATTAATGTTTAAATTTTATGCTTATCTTGATGATGGCAGTTGGTAATAAGGAAATAAAAAAATGGAAATTAAAATTGATTTAGAATCACTTAGACAACGTAAGTTGTTTGTTGCCACTCCAATGTATGGTGGTATGGCTGGTGGTATGTATACACGTTCTATGTGTGATCTTACTGCTATGTGTGTTAAGTATGGTATTGAAGTTCGTTCATACTTTTTGTTTAACGAATCTCTCATTACTCGTGCACGTAATTATTGTGTAGATGAATTTCTTCGTTCTAATGCGGATCATTTGTTGTTTATTGACTCTGATATTGGATTCAACCCTCAAGATGTTATTGCTATGATGGCATTACAGACTCCCGAATCAGAATATGATGTTATTGCTGCACCTTATCCTAAGAAGTGTATCACGTGGGAAAAGATCTATGCAGCAGTAAACAAAGGTGTTGCTGATCAGAATCCAAACGTACTAGAAGACTTTGTTGGTGACTTCGTATTCAACCCAGTGTTCGATGGTACAGAAAAGACAAAGACAATTCGTCTTGATGAACCAGCAGAAGTTCTTGAAACTGGCACTGGATTTATGATGGTTCGTCGCAACACTTTCGTAAAGTATCTTGAAACATATCCTGAGATCATGTATAAGCCAGACCACGTTCGTACAGAAGCATTTGATGGTACACGAAAGATTGGACAATACTTCCAAGCAGAGATTGATCGTTTCAATCCTACCAAAGCATATGAAGAAGTTCTTAGAAAGCTTTCTGAGGGTGAGACAGTATCACCAAATCAAGCCAAAGAAATTTTATCAGAAGCTAAGTCTAAAATGGACGGGTCTACTGATCGTTATCTTTCAGAAGATTATCTTTTCTGTCAGAATACACGAAAGGCAGGTATGAAGGTATGGCTGTGCCCATGGATGCATCTACAACATTCTGGTGCATATGTGTTTGGTGGTAAGCTTCCTGCACTAGCATCTATTGGTGCATCTGCAACAGCTGATGCTGATTTAATCAGAAAGATGAGAAATGGTGAAAACCAAAAGCCAGTTCCGATTGCTTCACCAATATCACACAATCCTGATATCCTTAAGAAGTTTAAAAAAGTTGCATCCTAAAGGAACAATTACATTATGAAATTAAGTGAAAATACTATCAATATCTTTAAGAACTTTGCAGTAATTAACCCATCTGTACTTGTACATCCTGGTGATGTTATTACTACAATGTCTCCAACAAAGAGCATCTATGCAAAGGCAAATGTAGAAGAAAACTTCCCTACTCGGTTTGCTATCTATGAACTTTCAAAGTTTCTAGGTATCACATCTTTGTTTAAAGAACCAGAGTTAGATTTTGGTGAGCATCAAGTAAAGATTGTATCTGGTCGTCAGACAGTTAACTATACCTATGCTGACCCTTCTATGATTGTTGCTCCAGATCCTAACAAGGATATTAATTTTCCGGCTGCTGACGTTGAGTTCTCCATTTCTCAAGAGGAGCTTCAGAAGGCTATCAGAGCCGCTGGTGTTCTCCAGTTGCCGGAAATTGCAGTGACAGGTGACAGCCACCACATCACCGTCACTGCAAACAATTCTAAGAACCCATCTTCCGATGTGTTTAGTATTGAGGTTGGTGAGACTGACAAGACTTTTAATATGATTTTTAAGGTAGAAAATATTATTAAGTTGATCTCATCTAACTATAATGTTATGATCTCTTCACGTGGTTTGTCAAAGTGGTCAACCAACAATGTATTTTATTACATTGCAACAGAAGCATCTAGCACATTTGGTCAATAAACATGGATGAATTCTTATGGGTCGAGAAGTATCGACCAAAGACAATAGAAGATACAATACTCCCTGAAGGTCTCAAGCAGACCTTCAGCTCTTTTATACAACAAAGCAACATTCCTAATCTACTTCTTACAGGTCCTGCAGGTGTTGGTAAGACAACAATTGCACGTGCTATGCTAGAACAGATTGGTGCTGACTATATTGTAATCAATGGGAGCATGAATGGTAATATTGACACACTCCGAAACGACATCCAACAATTTGCTTCCTCAGTATCTTTTACTGGGAGCAGAAAGTATGTCATCCTCGACGAGGCCGACTACCTTAACGCCAACTCTACACAGCCAGCTTTACGAAATTTCATGGAGGAGTACTCAAGGAACTGCGGCTTCATACTCACGTGTAACTTCAAGAACCGCATCATTGAACCACTACACTCAAGATGCTCAGTGGTCGATTTCAGAATTTCCAAAGAGGATCTTCCTAAACTTGCAGTACAATTCTTCAAAAGAACAGTTGGAATACTTGGTAACGAAAAGGTAGAATATGATAAAGCTGTTGTTGCTGAGCTTATTAATCGTCATGTGCCTGATTGGCGTCGGGTACTTAATGAACTACAGAGATACTCCGTAAACGGTAAGATCGATTCTGGTATCTTTGTTAACCTACAGAACGAGAACTTTAAGATTCTCATTGACTATATTAAGAATAAGAACTTTGGTGAGATGCGTAAATGGATCGGTGAGAACTCAGATACAGATTCATCACAATTATTCAGGGCTTTCTATGATCAAGCTTATAATTATATCAAGCCTGCTAGTATACCTGAACTGGTTTTACTTATTGCGAAATATCAATATCAAGCTGCTTTTGTTGCTGATCCAGAAATTAACATTGCAGCTTTTCTAACAGAGGTTATGATATCAGTAGAGTTTCAATAAATGAATCCATTTGACTATGTAAATGCCATAAACACTAGTAAGCAAGATATTATCAGAAAATCAGATAATCCTGCACTAGCTGAGAAATCATACAGCCCTTTCCTTGTGAACAGGGCTCTTTCTTATTTTGTTGATACAGTACTTTATTCCAATGAAATGAACCGTGCAAATCACGTGGATTCCGTGCTGCAAAATGATTATTACCTAAATAGTATACGAGTTTCAAAGAGATTTTCAAAATGGGCAAAACCTATCGAGAGCTCTGATATTGAAAGTATACAAGAATATTATAAGGTGAATAACAATAGGGCTCTTGAAATCAGCAAAGTTCTGACAAGGGAGCAGATTGACCATATAAAAACAAGAATAATAAAAGGTGGTAATCATGTTCAACATAAGTCAGCTAGTGGAAGTGAGACTTAGAAATGCAGAAGATTTTCTTAAGGTAAGAGAGACGTTATCTCGTATCGGATTAGCATCCAAAAAAGAAAACACATTATATCAATCTTGTCATATTTTGCACAAACAAGGCAAATATTATATTGTACATTTTAAAGAATTATTCTTGTTGGACGGTAAAGATTCTTCTTTGTCAGAAGGTGACATTGCAAGAAGAAACAGAATAATACATTTATTGGATGAATGGGAATTGGTGGAAATTGTAGATTTCAATAAAGTAGAAGATCCAATAGCTCCTCTCAACCAAATCAAGATAATTCCACACAAGGAAAAAGACCAGTGGAATTTGGTGACAAAATACACTATTGGCAGCAAATACTAACCTATTGAAATTACACGGTTTTTTTTCTGTTGATTTTTTATTAAAAAAATGGTATTATTATAATATGATGAGAAAAGCAGTTATCAACATTTATGCGAAACAGCTTGCAGATCGCAAGTATCAGAATCGCATTGTCCGTGCTCGTAAAGGCAAAGGCTCTTACGATCGTAAGCGTTTGGAGAAGAAGTATGCGTAAGCTTGTTTTAGGTTTAGTTGCATCATTAGCATTAGTTACCTCAGCTAATGCAGAAGGTTGGAACCGTCATTATGGCCACCATGGTCATGTTGGACAAGGTTTTCCTGGAGTTCATCCTCGTCATCATGGTCATGGTGGAGGAGGGGATGCAGGTGCTGCCCTCTTTGGTGGACTTGTTGGGGGAATAATTATTGGTGGTATGATTAATCAGATGAACCAACCAAGATACTACCAACAACAATATGGTTCTCCAGCATACTATGGTGATCCTGTATGTCAACAAGTTGTGACTAATCGTTTTTGGAATGGGTGGCGCTGGGTGTATCAGACTCAGGTCGTGTGTGATTAATAATGGAAGCTCTTATCAAAGAATTTATTGATGCCTGCAATAGGCAATCGGATATTAATAAGCATTTGCCATTGTTACGTGGGATTGCATCATTGTGTAATCATGTGACAGAGTTTGGTGTAAGAGACGGTCAATCTACCAGAGCTCTTCTTGCATCTTCTGCTTTGAAAGTAAGAAGCTATGATCTATACCTAGATCCCAATGTATCTAACTTGTTTATTGCCGCGCAGAAGTTTTCAGATAGAGATGCAGCATACATCCAGGGAAACTCATTGTTGGTAGATATTGAACAAACAGATCTTTTGTTTATTGACACTGATCATAAGTACTCCCAACTCAAACAAGAGTTGGAAAAACATCATACCAAAGTGAACAAATACTTGGCATTCCATGACACACATACATATGGAACTCAATGCCAAGATGGCAAAGGTCTTCTTCCAGCAATTATGGAATTTATTAGAGACCACAGAGAGTGGGTTGTCAACTACCACACAACAGAAAATAATGGTTTTACTGTTTTAGAAAAAAAATAGTTGATTAAATTAAAAAAAAAGCCTATTATTATAATATCAACAGTGCACAACAAAATGGAGAAGTGAAATGGCACATTTGGTAGAAACGATGGCGTATGCAGGTGAAGTTCCTTGGCACGGTCTTGGTGTACAAGTACTTGATGATCTGACTCCAGCTCAGATGTTAGACAAGGCTGGACTCAATTGGTCTGTTGACAAACTTCCAACTTATGTAGATTATAATGGTCAGAAGATCCCAACAGAAGACTCTGCTTTGATTCGTTCTTCTGATGGTAAGATTCTTTCTGTTGTATCTGATGATTGGAATCCTGTACAGAATGAGACAGCATTTGAATTCTTCCATGACTTTGTGATGGCAGGTGACATGAAAATGCATACTGCAGGATCACTCAAGGAAGGCAAGAATGTATGGGCTCTTGCAAAGGTAAATGAATCGTTTGAGATTCTTGGTGGAGACAAAGTTGACAGCTATCTTCTCTTTTCTAATCCTCACGAGTATGGCAAGTGTATTGATATTCGTTTTACTCCGATTCGTGTGGTTTGTAATAACACGCTTACCATGGCTCTTGGTACTTCTAGCGATATGGTGGTACGTCTCAATCATCGCCGTGTTTTTGATGCCGATATGGTAAAGAAGACTCTTGGTATTGCTCATAACAAGATGAACACATACAAGGAAGCAGCTGAGTATCTTTCTTCTAAGCGTTATACAGAAGAGACTCTTGTTAACTATCTTGCAGAGATCTTCCCTTCGCTTTCGAAGGAAAACAAGGACGTATTGTCACGTCCTGCAGAACAAGTACTTGCTGTAGTTGATACTCAGCCAGGTGCTGACTTTGCTCCTGGAAGCTGGTGGAATGCTTTCAATGCAGTGACGTTTACTACTGACCATCTTCTTGGTCATACCAATGAGTCTCGTTTGCAGTCTGCTTGGTATGGTGCTAATCGTCAGCGTAAGGTGACAGCCTTGAATAAGGCAATTGACTATGCAGAAGCCGCTTAATGCGGCTTCTCTCTTTGGAGATGTGATATGGAAACTGAAGATAAATTTTTTCCTATTCTTGTTATAACTGTCATTGTAAGCTTTCTTATTTTTCTTTCTGTACTAGTCGTATTTGATCAGTACAGTAAATTACAATGTAGAACTAATCTGTCAGAGAAAAACTATTCATCATCTGATATTATCGCAGTGTGTAACAAATGACTACACTATCTACTAAACAAAGATGAGTGATGAAAATACGTGTAACAATGAAAGATCCAGATACTCTATTTGATGCGATTGATGATGTGTTGATCGATCAAAAAAAAATGTATATGGACATGGGATTATCAGAGGAAGCAGCTGAGGCTGCTGCTGGTGTAGATTCAGAAAAGATGACAAAATTTGCTTCCAAATTCTTTGAGTATGGTGAGTATCTTACTGTTGAATTGGATGATGAAGCAGGAACAATTACAGTTTTGGAGAAAGACTAATGTCAGGTGGACACTTTCAAGAAGACAACCCACAAACTATTGCTAACATCGCTGATAAGATTCAGATGATGATCGATGACTATGAAGAAGGTTTCATTGATATCGATTATCATTCACCAGATGAAATCTTTAATAAGTTTAGGATTGCAGTACAAGTATTACGTGCTGCTTATGTCTATGCTAACCGTATTGACTATCTTGTAAGCGGTGATGATGGTAATGAAAACTTCTTAAAGAGACTTCATGAAGATCTTGCTAAGATAGAGGATGGTAATGACATCATCTGATAAACTGAGCCTTCCATTAAAAAAGTAGTTTGTCCTAGTTGCAATCATTCAGGATTGGTGGTAATATGAATAAAGACAGAACACCTAGATTGGTTACACCTCTACGTTATGAATACCTTATGGTTGGTAAGGTCATTCAAGATAATAACATCTTTAGTATGACAGAACAAGAATTCATAGGTGCTTGTATGAAAGTTTCTGGTGGACAATTAAATCCAAATAGGGTAAAAGAATTATATCATATTTTTATGGAGGATGCTGGATTAGAACCATTATACGATAAAAGTACGCTTTGTGATTCTAAAAATCCAAGTATGATGTGTAAAGATTGTAATTGTTGGAAACATACAAGGGAAATGTGTTCATGACAGAAGATAACTATAAAGTAAAAGTAACACTCAAAGTAGAATCGACAGGACATCATGATGAGCAGTTTCCTGATCATACTGGTGTGATTGAATTTGATGCTACTGATGTTCACTATGAAGTAGTACTGGAACAATTTAAGAAGTTCCTTACGATGATGGATTATGTAATCCAACCCGAAGATGAATTGAAACTTGTGAAAGGTTAATATATGTCAAACGGACCAAACAAAGACGAAGTGCTTCAGTATATAACTCGTATTGAAAAGCTTGAAGAAGAAAAGAGAGCTACTGCAGGTGACATCAAGGACATCTACGCAGAAGTAAAAGCAACCGGATATGATGCTAAGATTATTCGTAAGCTTGTTGCGATTCGTCGTAAGTCAAGAGATGAACGCAAGGAAGAAGAAGCACTTCTTGAACTTTACATGACAGCTATTGGAATGGAATAATGAACAAGCGTAAACTGCTTACAGATCGTGAAGGCTATCCAGGGTCGATAACAAAATATCTTGTTGATATTTTGATTAGAATCAAACAGGAATCAAACGATGAGTTTATTAAGACAATGGCACATCAAGCTATCCTAAAAGCAAATCATGGTAATCCAATGGAAGATTCTATTTACGAGATGGCATCAGTTAAGTTTGTAGATGCAGAGATGTATATTATGAAAGCCAAACAAGCTATTTCAGATGCAGAAGAGGTTCTTAAAAATGGGTGAAGTAGTACAGTTTAGTACAAAGCAAACTGCAAAGCCAATTATTTCTATCCCTGCTTCTTTCTGGGATAGTTATAAGGATCTTCTTCGTAAGTATTACGAACCTCACCAGGTAGAAAGAATTGTTGCAGCTATTTTAGATCAAGAGATTTATTATACAACAGAAGACTGGGTCAGAGAAGCTGCCGATCTTTACTACAAACATGCACCTGAAAAATCACGTTGACTTTTATTCCAACTTGTTGTACTATAGATATATAAGTCAGTAAGGAGAATATCATGACTAAAGATACTAAGATGGAAATTGCACTTTATGTTTTACAATTCCTCACAGGAGTTATTGTTGGCATTTCACTTGCAGAAATTTTAGTAAAGATTAACTAACAAATGCCTGGTCTTTACATAGCACGTAGATATTTGAATGAGAATGGTACTACAAGAGCTGTAGATTATCATTTTGATTCTAGAGAGAAAGCAGAGAAATTCATCGAACACGTTCGTCTGAATACACCAGAAGATCAAGGTCATGGTTTTGATTTGCTTTCTCATTCAGATCAGGAAGTAGTGAAACATTATGAATCACGTGAGGATTAATCATGGCGCATCCACATAAAAACCGTCCACGTAAAGGACGTCGTAAAGTAGGATCTAAGAAGCGTAAAGCTCGTAACAACCGTAAAAAGAAGTAATGAGTAGCTTACAACACAATACGGAAGTGAAATATATTCCGTTTCTCCTTCTTGCAGTTAAACTTAAAGACTATAAAAAACGTCTTACAGATGCTGTATGGGATGAGGATGTTACACTAGCTAGACTTCTAGAGTATGAAATAAATATTATTGAGACTCAGATTGCTCTGGGTGAAAAATACGATATACCTTTTTAATTTTTTATTAATGGTTAAAGCCAGCCGTTATTTTATATAAATACACATAGGGGGATTCTTATATGTATACGGTATATAAAATAACTAATACTTTAAATGATAAATTTTATATTGGCGTTCATAAAACTAATGATCCAAATGATTCATATATGGGTAGTGGCAAAGCTATTAAAGAAGCCATTAAAAAACATGGTAGAAAAAATTTTACCAAACAAATCCTACTAGTTACAGAGTCTAAAGAAATTGCTTATCAAGAAGAAAAAATACTAACTTCTAATTTTTCAGATAAAAATAATTATAATATGAAACTAGGTGGTGTTGGGGGTTTCACTGTTGAAAATTCTAAAAAAGGATATGTTTCAGCAGCTTGGACAAAACAAATGTTAGCAGAAAATGGTAGGAATAATGTTAGTAAGTTTACAAAAGAACAATTAGCAGCTAATGGTAGAAAAGGTGGTTTATCACAAAAAGGTAAACCAAAAAGTGAGAAACACAAGCAGGCAGTACGTGATGCTTGGAAACGTAAACGTGAATTGGGCGTGTCGTATAAGGGTAGTACCAGCTCCTCATAAGAGCTCTAGTGTCCGTTCGAGTCGGGCCACGCCTACCACAAATATTATGAGGTGAATATGTCCAAGTTTATTATTTCTGGATTTGGTTATGTTGGCAAGGCAACCCAACTTCTATTACTTGAAGCGGGGATTGCTGAGTCTGATATCATTATTAATGATCCATATCAGAATTATAATATAGATATTTGGACAGATTGCAAGTGGCATTTTATATGTGTGCCAACACCTTGTAAAGACGAGACTGTAATATCTCCATACAATAAAGATATTGTTCTCGATACAATCGACGTTGCATTGTCAAAAGGTTTTAAAGGAACTACAGTTATTCGTAGTACACTAGATCCCAAATCTATGGAAGAAATTCATAAAAATCTTAAAGATAATCTGATTGTATGGCCAGAATTTTTAAGAAAAGTATCTTGGCAAATTGATGCAGTTAATCCAATTTTAAGTATTGCTGGTGGTACGAGAGTTGTACATCTAAACAAAGAGTTCAATGATAACTTCCAAATTAAGATGTTAATGAGTAATCCAGTCGAGGCTTGTATTGCCAAAATTGCAATTAACAGTCTTCTCGCCGCTCGTACAATTCAGGCATACAACCTTAAATCTCTTTGTGATACCATGGGTTATTCTTACGAAAATGTAAGAGGTATTATTAGCTCTGAGCCACGTCTAGGATATAGCCATTGGCAGCAGCCAGGTCCAGATGGTGAGTATGGTTATGGTGGATCTTGTTTCCCTAAAGACACATCAGCAATGGCATATGCAATGAAAATGTCTGGCGTTTTCAATAGCTTTGCAGAATGGGCACATATAATTAATACTGAAATAAAGAGTGCCAAATAAAGTAGTTGACTTTATTATAAACCTATCGTATATTGGATATATAGTTCATCAGAGGAGTTGCTCATGTCTGTATATCCTGGTTCTTACAAGTATATTGTAGAGTTTGAAAAGACCTTGGCTAAGGGAGTCTTGAACGGACTTACAATCACAGATAGAATTCATTTTACTTCTGAAAAAGAAGCTAAATCTTGGATTGATGCAGTCTCGAAGTTAAACCGTGATGGTAAATTTTCTAATTTTAAAATGAGGGCCGCGTGATGAAAGCTTCACATTATTGTACTATTTTTATTGTTGTGTCAGCATTTCTTGCTGGTGTTTTTAGTATCTTTACTCAAAACTGGGGTGAGTTAGGTATGGCTATTTCAGCATTTGCTGGTTGGTCTATTGTTGCAAAACAAGAATATGATGAAAGAAAAGCAAATGAAACTCTTTCTCGTTGATGCCATATCTTCTTATCGCACATCCTATGTTGTGCGTTGTGAGTCTGCAGAACATGCTGCCGACACGGTTACAATGAATGAAGCAAATGAATTTAGCCAGGAATGGCTAGGTGAATCTATTTCACGAATCAGTGAAATTACAGAAGATGATTATCTAGCACTTTGTGATAAGGATAATAATTATCTTAAAGACTGGGATATAGAGAAAAAGAAATCCCTGATTACTCAAGTTAACTATGAAGTCAGTACCGAGGAATCAGGGATTGATATGATGTCTAAACCAGGTAATTTGTAATTACTTGTTAGCTACATATGCACTTGCACCAAAGAATGTAGCAACTACACCAGCCTGTGCAATATAGAACATTTGTAGTAGACTTGCAAGAGCTGAAACTCTGGCAACTTCTACAAGTGGTGAAAATAGAATAAGAGTAAACAAGACCATTGAGAGCATGGCAACCCAAGCCATTCTTCTTAACTGGTCTTCTTTTTTATCCTTATTTTCAAACTCAATCATATGTTCAGCTTGCTTCATTTCCTCGTCACTAACAGTACCATCACCATCAACGTCAAACTGATTATATTTTGAACCTTTTTCTAAAGTCTTAGCCATTATTATTTTCCTTATTTTTCGCTGTTACCATAGAAGAATCCTATGATGGTAGCTACTGCTGTACCAAGTAAAAATCCTAGGATAATGTTAGCAAAATCTCGACCACCTTCTGGTAAGCCAATAAATGTAACACTAAAAAAGTAGACAGTTGAGCTTATTGCCCAGAACCAAGAATACCAATATATAAAATGCTTTGCTGTTTCATCACCGCTCTTTACTAATTCTGTGTGAATCGCGCGCGACTCTGCTACATCTTTTGCAGATAATTCATCTAATTTAGCCATTACAATACCTCATCAATTAAAAAACATTAAAATATCATATTGAATTTATAAATATCACGGAGGTATTTATGATTAGGTATGTTTTTGCAAGTATTTTAATAATAACACCAGCGTCAGCTTCTGAGATGGTGTTCAAGTTTAACAATCCTTCATTCTCAGGTGAAGGATGGTCTTCGCATGTTCTTACAATAGAGAATCAAGAATATACTCGTAAGATGAAACTCATTGATGATAAAAAATCAGCAGAAGCAAAGGCAGCTGCGGATGCAAAGAATACCAATCTTGCCAAGTTTTTGAATAATCTAGAAAGTAGAATATACGCTACTATTTCACAGAAGATTGCCGAACAACTATTCTCTGATCAGGGTCTTACTACTGGTACATTTGACGTAGGTGGTTCTAATATTTTTTGGGAACAAACAACTGGTGGAATTCGTTTAGTAATAACTGATGCTGGTGGAATGACAACTGACATAACAGTACCTTTGGGAAGTCTTGCAATATGAAATTATTATTAACTTTAGGATTGGCACTACTACTTGTAGGCTGTAACTCTGTGACAAGAGATTACAGAGACGAGTTAAAGACAGAGATGCCTACTCCAATCTATAAGAAAAGACAAAACGACTTAGTTAACTTACAACCACCTGATAGTGATCCGGTACCAGTTGCTGTTTATAAGTTTGGTGATCTTACAGGTCAAAGAAAACCAAACGATAGGTTTGCTGATCTTAGTACTGCTGTGTCACAAGGTTCAGAAGTATTCATGATCAAGGCATTACAGGATGCTGGTGGTGGTACATGGTTTAAGGTAGTTGAAAGAGTTAATCTTGATAATCTAGTCAAAGAAAGACAGCTTATTAA